AGGCCAGTGGTGATTGTCTGTCCGAAGTCCCTGAAACTGAATTGGCAGAGAGAGGCGAGGGTGCATTATGGTTGGGACACGACGATCCTATCCGGTCGCGCAGGGCAAACCCCGCTGGGCGAGTTCCTCATCATCAACTATGACATCCTCCAGCAATGGTTGCCTCACCTTCGTCGCCTCAAACCATTACTCGTGGTTGGTGACGAGATCCATCTGTGCGGTAACGTCTCCACGCAACGGACGCGGGCCTTTGCAATGCTGTGCCAGGATGTACCTCATGTTCTGGGGTTATCTGGAACTCCGCTGACGAATAGACCGTTTGAGTTGTTCCCGATCCTGCACATACTCCGGCCTGATTTGTTCCCCTCGCCATTCTCCTTCGGTATGGAGTACACAAATGCCTATGTCTCGTTCGGTAAGTGGGTATTTGACGGTGCGAAGAACACACGGAAGTTGCATGGATTGCTTACATCGTCCTGCATGGTCCGTCGTACCAAGAGCGAAGTGCTGGATCAGTTGCCACCGAAGCGACGGATCATTGTGCCAGTGGACATTACAGACAGGAGGCAGTACCTCTCTGCCGAGAAGGATCTCTGCTCCTGGATCTCGGAGCATCTGGGTCGGGAAGTGGCGATCCGAGCGATGAGAGCGGAGCGTTACACACGCTTCACCTATCTCAAGCGCTTGGCGGCAACGCTGAAGATGAAATCCGTTCTGGAGTGGTTGGACAACTGCTTGTCCTCTACAGATGACAAGATCCTGGTTGGAGCCATTCACCGCTCAGTCTTGACGCAACTGGAGGAGCGCTATGGAGATATGGCTGTTACGATCCATGGTGGCAAGACCAGCAAGCAAAGACAGGAAGCGGAAACCAGATTTCAGGAAGACTCTACTTGCAGGCTCCTGCTGGGCCAGATCAGGGCCTGTGGTATGGGCCTGAACCTGACAGCCGCTAGGTGTGTGGCCATTCTGGAGTTGCCCTGGACTCCAGCCGAGATTGTACAGTTTGAAGCACGACCGCACCGACTAACCTCCACTCATCCCGTAGACTGCTATCACTTCGTTGCTTACGGAACTGTGGAGGAGAAGATAGCCGAGATTCTGGATAGAAAGGCACAGATCCTGGATCGAGTGCTGGATGGTGTGTCCTCACGCGAGGATTCCCTGAACATATTTGAGGAACTTCAACTGTGGCTAAAGTCGAAAACCACCTGATTAGCCGGAGCCAACTTCTCCAGAAATTGGAGCGCTGCATGGCGGATCCGGCCAATCGCAAGTATCTGGAGACTGTTGGCAACAAGGTGATTGCCAATGGTGTGAAGTGTCCGGAGTCCGACATCGTCCTGGACATTCTCTATGCGATGTGGGCGAAGAAGCAAGGTCCCCAACTGGATGACGGGGAGAACTATATGATGGTCCTTATCACGGAAGGTTTGACGCATCTCTGGCAACTGTGTGCAGCAATGGAAAGGCAGTGAATCATGCTACCCAAGAAGAAAACGCCTGACGAAGCGCAGGCTGATCTCTACATCAAGAACCTCCCCAGGGCTGTCCTGCGTGCGGCCAAGGCGCGCTGTGCTTTGCTCGGGGTAACCTTGCGGGAGAAGGTCATCTCTTTGCTCAGAGAATGGGTGCGGGTTCCTGATGAGAAGGAGAAGGACTGATGCGGAGACTCCAGGCTCCCAATTGCATCAATCCTCAGTGTGGCAGGGCCAAGGTCTATGCTCGTGGGCTGTGTCGTACCTGCTATCAGCAGGCCAACTTCCTGATCCATTCGGGGGAATCCTCCTGGAAGGAGATGGAACAGTTGGGCCTGGCCCTGCCACCACTGCGGAGTAATACCGTCCTGGATGAACTCTTGGATCGGAGGATGAAGAGACATGGATCTACAAAACCTCTCGGTTGAGGCCTAGACAACTACATGCGCCCAGTGCTTTTGTGGGAACAGAAGAATGCCCCTGATGGCATGATATGAGACACCCAATTTGGTTGCATGGTGTTTGGAGAATGCTCTCATGGACTTCCAGGGCCTGTGCTTCCATTCCATCCTGATCCTGAGGACTTGCTTTTCAGTGAGCTTGGCTCTACCGCTCCTGGCCCCAAATGGAACTGTACCATGCTTGTGTCTATCAGCAGAATTGCTCTTGGGTGTATCCCAACGAAGATTGGTCAAGCGATTATCCGCTCTATTGCCATTATTATGGCAGCATTGCATTCCATCTGGGCATGGGCCAACAAAGGCTGATAGGACTAACTGATGTACCATCACACCAGATTTGCTTCCAGGCATTTTGGCTCTCCTATATCCTACAGCGAAGGAGCCGCGAACTTCCCGCCAGTAGTACGGGATTCCTCTTGATGCGTCTCCATGAATGGACCACAGAGAGCCATCATTGCCCACTTGATACCTAGAATAGCCCATGAAAGCGAGTGACTTGTACTGTACATTAACTAAAGACATGATCCTGGCTCCTTCAAGGCTGGGATTGTGTTGGGACAGGGGTGGTGGTACACCCCTGTCCTCTCATCTTAGGGGATCTATCATGACAATTCAAGAAATTTTGGACAAAAGTTCTGTAGCTTATCGTCATGAACGAGAGGGCTGACTGAACACACGCTGTCCCTACTGCTCCAAGGATCCGTACCTTGGTATTAACTTGCAGGGTGGCTACGCAAATTGCTGGAATTGCGGATCTCATCCGCTCTACGAAGTCTTGTTTCTGCTGACAGGTCTCTCGGGCAGGGAGTGCTCTGAGATCGTATCCGGACTCAAGGGTAGAGTCTTCCCAGTCAAGGAAAAGGTTTGTGGGACCTATACAGTCCCCCATAACCTCATGGGCCTAACGGCAGATCACCATAAGTATCTGCGAGACAGGGGTTTCTATCCGGACACGATCACTCGTCTATGGCGGGTGGGGGCACTGGGCTATGCCAGTCATGAGCCAAAGTGGCGGCTTTTCATCCCAATTCACAGAAACGGTATGCCTGTGTCCTGGACTTCCAGGACCATTAAGGAGGGAGTAGAGCCAAGGTACTTCTCCGCCACGGATGAGCAGAGTGCAGTTTCCATCAAGGACTGTCTGTACGGGATCGACTATGTCCGACACTCCTGCATCATCACGGAGGGGCCACTCGATACCTGGGCCATCGGACCTGGAGCGGTGGCGCTCATGGGACTGCGCTGCTCTCCTGCACAGATGGAGAGACTATCCAAGATCCCGGTCAGGATGATCTGCCTGGACAATGAACCAGCCGCTCAGGTGCGTGCCAGGAAGTTGCAGAACGATCTCTCCATCTATCCTGGCCTGACAATCAACATTGTCCTGGCAAGCAAGGATGCCGCCAGTGCCAAGCCGAGTGAGATTCAGAAATTGAGGGAGATGCTGTCGTGACATTCTTTCCTGACAAGGAACCGCAGACGGACGGCCAACTGAAGATGTGGGCAAACATGCTCTTTGATGCTGTCAGAGAGCACTTCCCCATCATGATTACCAAGTCCAAGCCCCAGGTCATCAAGGGCTGGTATCGTTCCTTTGCCGCTCTGCGGACCCAGAGGGGACCAGAGGAGGTGGATCGAGTGGTGAATTGGTACTGCCAGCACATGAAGGAGCAGTATGTCCCCAAGGCATACTCCGGAATGGTCTTCAAGTCCAAATTCGACCGCATCAAGAGTGCAATGGAAACTGGAGAGAGCGAGGACGAAGTTGTACCAATTGAGGCTGTGCGCATCTCACGATCACTCCTCAACGACTACGACTTCCCGGCGGAGATCAGAAGCATGCTGCCCATCATCGTCGCCAGGACGATGAGTAGGTGGCTAGTCTTCTGCGAGAAGATGCGACAGTTCCAGGGTCCGGAGCGGAGTAGAGTCTTCCTGCTACGGATCCTGAAATTCTACGCCCCAGAGTTCGCTAAAGGCTGGTGCATCCATCTACACAGGAAGTATGGCAGGTTGGAATCCTTCACAGGTCCAGTGCTGACACTGGCCTGGAAACCAGAACATCCGGACTTCCTGGATTCTTTCTGGCGGCTGTGGTCAGGGCAATGGACTTGCCAGAACCACGCTTTCGATCTTCTCCTGGAAGAACTCCTCAAGGAATAGGCCATGCAAGTACAGGAAGTTGATGGCTCCCAGGAGCGTAGGTATGTGATCGCCTGCATTACCTCTGTTACCTTCATCTCCCGAGCGGTGAAGTTGCAGGCTCCCTTCCGGGCGCAGGATGCCAACCTTGTATTCTCCTGGTGCCAGGACCACTATCGGAAATACAAGACCAAGCTGGGCAAGGAGGTGGAAACAGTCTTCGCCATCTGGGCGCAAGCGACTCCGGACAAGGCCCTGCATGCCCGGATCTCCCGATTGCTGGAGTCACTCTCAGGAGAGTATGAGAGGCAGGAAGAGAATGGGGACTTCCTCCTGGACGGGGCGGAGGTTTACTTCAACACAGTCAGGATGGAGCGACTGAGGGAGTCTCTGGATGCCAGCAAGATAGAGTCTTCCCTACTTGCTATCGAGGGCTTCCGCAGAGCCAACCTCACAGTTGCTCCATCCATCAACGTACTAGAGAATGGCGATGCTATTTCCTCTGCCCTGGCGGTTAAGCAGCAAGTCCTTATTCGTTATCCAGGCGCAGCGGGCGAATTTTTCGGTAACGAGTTATCTGAGGACAGTTTCGTCGCAGTTATGGCACCACCCAAAGGCAGAAAGTCTTTCATCCTGCTGGACATCGCGTGGAGGGCAGTTTTGCAGGGCAAAAACGTCGCCTATTTCCAGATTGGGGATCTCTCACAGTCTCAAATCCTTCGTCGCATCTGTGAGCGTGCCTGCCGAAGACCACTGATGCCTCGTACCGTGCAGAGGCCAGTGCGAATGATGTTGCCACCGGACAATATGAGCCTGCCTACAGTGGAATACGAAGAGAGGACCTACAAGGAGGAACTCACGGATGAAGAAGCCATTACTGCCATGAAACGGCTTTGTGAGAAGACAGGAGGCCGGATCCATCTATCCCACCATCCATTGCGGACAGTATCCGTGGCGGATATTCGCTCAATCCTGGAGGGCTGGGACAGAGAAGGCTGGAAAGCCTCTTGTGTGATAATTGACTATGCTGAGAACCTGGCACCACTCTCCGGTAAGGACTCTCTGATAGACCAGACCGCCGCCACCTGGGCCATGCTCAGACAACTCTCGGAGATCAGGAAGTGCTTGGTGGTGACAGCCTCCCAGACAAACAGTGATGGCTTCAAGTCCTGGGTTCTGACCAGGAGGAACTTCCGCAATTCGCTCATGATCCTGGCCCATGTTACCGGATTCATCGGCATCAACTGTACGGATGAGGAGGCAGCTAGAGGTATCATCCGCCTGAACTGGGTGGTACGCCGCGAGGACGCCTTCAGTGAGACTCACTGTCTCTGGTGCGCCTCCTGTCTCGACATTTGCTCTCCAATCATGCTGAGTTGCTTACCAGCACGATAGGTAGAGTCTTCTCAAGGAGGGGAAATGGACCGACCATTGGCTGACATCGTATCGGATTTGTGGAAACAGGGACTCATAGACCAAAAGAGAAAGGAACGAATCGTGTCAGAGTTTCACAAACTGGGTGCTGTGGAGGGTAAGGTCTCTCGCAAACTGATGGAGCACTTGCTGGGTGCGTACAATCTCTTCCTGGAGAAGCAGGGAGAGGCTGGCCTTTCTACGATGGATGCTCTCATGGGTGTTCACAACTTCTACAAGTTCCTGGTCATGCACTGGGAGGAGCCGGAAGATCGGGATGGGTCACAGGTGCTGCGCAATGTGGTGGTCAGCACTCTCCAGAAAGCACTCCTGGAACCGGAGGAGAAATGATTATTCAAGTGTGGAAATTACCCAGGACTGGACTCACCAACCAGTGGACTACTGTTGATTATAGTAGCAACACTTGGATTTTGGTAGATGGGAACTACTCCCAGTCTGGGTGGAGTACGCTCCGATGATAATTCAACTCTGGGCAATGCCCTACAATCTGCGGACCAGGACCAACCGGATGGCTTGGTCCGGGATCTGGCATCACTATCACAGTGCCAAATTGGCTGCTACCGAGAGTGGTGGCTGGTTGGCAAGTCACAGCGTCCAAGCGGAGGAATCATGAGCAACAGCAGAACTGACATCAACGGCAGGGCTTCCTGCGCCAGCGTCGTGAAGGCGATCCTGGACGAGCGGAAACCCACGGAACGCCTGGACGCGAAGGTCCTGTATGAGGCGGTCCTGTCCAGGATCAGCCAGATGCC